CTTCCATTTTCACAGGCTATATTTTTTCTTCGGTGCACAGCCATGACTGGTGGGGGATCTGAAGAACTTGAGGTTCATATCAGAACAAAGGACCCATCTGGAGACTATTGGTTTAACCTTATGGAGTTCTGGCCTGTCCTTACGGCCGTCGGTGGATCTATCAAGGTTCCGTTTATGCTCCCGAACCTAGGGGAAAGTCTTGCAATATCTTACGATCTGACAGACATCACTAGCGTTACGTTTTCCGTTTATGGTGTTTTCAAAATCAGGTAATAACAATGGCTGATAAAAAGAAATTCAAACCGGTTCAACGAGAGAAGATGTCTGAAGAAGAAAAGGCTATCCATGTATTCGTCGAAGACAACTGGATCACTCATCCTTTGGTTCAAAATTTCCATGGGAAGTGGGAGGAATATATTGCCTGGTGGGAAGGGGATCAATACACATATTGGAACAGCTTTGCGTCTAAACTTGTTGATATCACGGCCTTGATCACAGATCGGGAATCCAAAAATGTTTACAACCGGATCACGCCTCTTGTCAGGCAAATTTGGGGAGATATCAAGTATCCCTATGAGTTCCGCGTTATCCCCAATACTACAGAATCAGAGGATATCAAAGCGGCCAGGATCGGGTCTGATTTCATAGAATTTACCAACAGCCTCCGGAAGTTTCAAACGAAAGTTGATCGTGCAAAACTTTGGGCCATTATCACAGGGATTTGTTACTGGAAGGAATGGTGGAATAGGGATCTCAAGGGGTACAGTATAGGCCCGGGAAAGAATGCGAAGATGATCGAGGTTGATGGAGACGTGGATTATGATTATGTGAATCCCTTCAACTGTCGGCCGGATCCATTGTCTAATTCTCGGGATGGATGGAAATGGTTTATTGAGGGGAAGAGAGTCTCTAAAAAAGCCCTTGAGGAAGAATTTGAACTTCCTGAGGGATCCTTAAAAACTGAGTCAAGAGACAAGACGGATACCGGACTTTTTGAAAGAGGTGAGTTCGAGAAGCCAGACGAAGCCACGGTTGTCCGGAAAGAGTATTGGCAGTTACCTTCCTCAGAACATCCCAATGGTCGATTTGTGGTGTCTTGTCAAAACTGGCTCCTTCAAGTGAAAGATAAGCCAGGCCCAAAAAGAGAATTGCCATATTTTGATATTACCGGATTAGTTCCAATTTTAGATGAACCTATTGGCGACAGCATCGTCCGGATCGCCCAGCCTGCTCAGCGACAGCTGAATAGGTATGGCAGCCAGATTGATGATCATGTTAAAAACTGGAAGATTAAGGGGATGATACCGTGGGGGTCTTTACGTCCAGGAGACAAGGACGCCTTTACTCGTAGAGGTGTTGATTATGTAACATATAATTCCAGGATGGGAGCCCCGTATTATCAATCCCCTCCTCCTCTTCCAGACTTCCTCGGATTCATGTGGAACCAATCAGAAAAAGAGATCGATATCTCTACATCCGTCCGAGAGACTTCCTATGCGCAGCTGCCGAAGTATGCGTCCAGACCGTCGAACGTTCTCTTTGAGAGTCTTAGGCAGCAGGATGAGAGTGTTCTGATCCCGGCAATCGAGGAACAGGAAACGTCTTTGATGGCAGCCTGTAGGTATCGCCTGGGCCTAATCCAGGAGAATTACGATGAAGACCGGATGGTCAAGACGGCCGGGAAGAGTAAAGCGTATACCGTGGCGTATTTTAAGGGTGCTGAGATCGCAGGGAATACAGATGTTCGAGTCACCCCTGGTGTTGATATCCTGACCACAAAGGGTCGGAAGGAAGAGGCTGTTAAAGTCCTGGTTGAACAAGGATTGATCACAGAGCCGAGACAGGCCCTTGAAATGTACGGGGTCAAAACCGTCGACGAGTATTATGAAGATGAGTTTATCGATGAGAGACAGGCACAGAGACAGCTTGAGACAATGAAGACAAAAGATATCTATATCGAACCTCAGGAAGATGATAATCATGAGGTTATGTTCAAAACCTTCAACAATGCCAGAAAGTCTGAGGAATTTGAGTCTATACCAGAAAAGAATCAGAAGAATATCCTAAGGAGACTTGAGGCTGAAAAAGAGATGTTAAATACTCCGGCAGAGGCACCCCCGGGAGCCGTTGTCGAAGGTGAGCCCGTCCCGGAAGAGGGAGCTGTCCCAGCTGGTCCAGTACCGGCAGGAGCTATGCCTCCCCCAGTTCCAGGAGCAGGAGGCGGTGGAGGGGTAAATCCCCCCGTCACACCTGAAGAGATTTTGATGGCAATAATGAATCAAGCACAAGGAGGTGTATGATGCCGAAAAGAATTATCACAGGGGGAGTACGGCGCAGTCTCGCTGAGATGGCAGCTATACTCAATATGACCGTGGGTGAGATGATGGTCCTAGTTAAAAACGGGATCCCTCACACAGACATGGGGAATGGACACATCATGTTCACTGAGCATGAGGTCTTGGCCCATGTAAAGCCACTTCCCAAAAGGGAGTTCCCATTGACGGAAGTTCCTAAGGCTGTTGTTGAGGACGAGGAAGAGGAGCCCGTTGAAACAGTCAGGCCAGAACCCAGGCCTGTGCCGTCGATGACTTCGACGAAACCACCAGTCTTACCTGCGGTTGCAAAAAAACCAGCAGCAAAAAAAAAGAAATAAGGAGATAAAATGCCAGAAATAGAAGAAACAAAAGAATCGGTTGGCGGCGAGGAGATCAAGGCCACCCCACCCTCTAGCGTTTCCGATGGTTTTCATAAATTTATGGAAAAACAATCGGCAGCGAAGGAAAAACCTGCTGTCGAAATGCAGCCATCAGAAGAGGGCGGCAAAAAGTCAGAGCTTCCGGCCAAGAAATTCCGTTTCGTGGATGAAGAGGGAAAAGAAGCACCTTTTCAGATCACGGTCGACGGAAAAATAATTGACGTGACGGACCCCGAGAAACTCAAGAAATACAGCCAGCTTGGATATCACAGCGATATCCGTGGCAAAGAATTGAATGATCGGGAACTTGCACTCAAGGCTCAGGAGGATAAGCTCAAGGTCGAATCAGCCGCCTTCGTAAAAGGCCAGGAAATGCTCGGGCAAATCCAGAAAGCGATCGAGGAAGGAAGGCTCACTGTCAATCCAACACGCTCCTCCCCCGCGGGAGATCAGTCAGAGATTGATGAGGAGCTCTTTGCCGATCCGGGTATGATTGCTTTGAAGAAAGAGAATATCGAAACACAGAAAGTGCTCAAGTCTATGAAAGAGCAGCTTGAGACGACAAATAAAATTCTTCTCGGGAAACTCGTTGAGGAACAGCATGGAAAAATCATCAGTGATATGGACAGGCTGAAACCTCAGTACGGGCTTGCCGACGAGAACGACGTTTGGGATCTCCTTGCTATGCAGGATGAGAATGGAAAACCGGTCCACAATACGGAGTCGGCCATGAAACTTTCCTCGGAAAAAGAAAAGGCCAAATTTGATTCTTATGTGAAATCGGATCCTAATTTTGCAAAACTTTCTGACGAAGAAAAAAAAGAAGCAATCAAGGAATATCTCGAGAAAAAAGCGAACCGGGAAAATGTAAACGTGAGTCCTCCATCTGGATCCTCTGCCGGCAGCGTAGCTGCAGGAGGGGTAGATAAAAGCAAATGGACCTCACGACAACATTTTGAAGCCGGTGCTCAATTCCTGACCGACAAGATGGCTGCAGCAAGAAAAAGTTAATATCAAACGGAGGAAAAAATGTTTGATGCTGCAACACAATCAGATTTATTCAATGAGTTTATTACTCCGGGCGTAGAATCAGAAATTCGCGCTCGTTCAAAGATGTTCGACATGATCCGGAAGGACTGGAAGCAGATAGAGCCTCACGGTGAATTTGCTACTCAGAAACTCCTGGTCGCTGGATCTCAGTCAAACAGAGCAGCCTCAAATTCCAGTTATCCTGAATCAGCTGAGTCCGATGCGGCAAAGACTCGCGTCTATGTCAAAAGGGCTCAAATGTTTTCCCTGCACTTCGATGGTATCGCCCTCGAAGCCGCAGAGAGACAAGGAACGCCTATCAGTCCCATGGAATTTGAGAAGAAAGGGATCTTTGTTTCAATATCAGATGATCTCTCTCGGCAGCTTATGGGAGACGGATCCGGCCGTATCGCTCAGGCGAACGGTGCTGGGGTGGCAACCACGACTTTAACGCTTAATCACCCCTGGTATGCAGATGCCACAAAGTTCTTGAGAAAAAAGAGGATGATCGATATGTATCTTGGAGCAGTCCAGGAAGTCAACTCGGTCAAAATCGCCACCCGGGATTCGGACACTCAGGTCACTCTTGAGAGTGCTCAGAACTGGACGAATGATGCCTGGGTCCTAAACGAAGACGTCTATTGTCCAGCCACGGGCCTTGGCCTTGGTGAGATGATGGGCTTAATGGGTATCTGCGACGACGTAGATCCACCCGTACCCCACGCAGCTGGTCTTCAGGGATTAGATGTAGCAACCTATCCCGACTGGATCGCCTACGTGGACACAAACGGTGGAGTGGCCCGACCTCTCGTTGAAGACCTCTTTGTTCAGGCAATCCAGAACACGGAGCTTTATGCCACGACCGACGTTATCATGGTTTCTTTGGGAGTCTATAGAGTTTGGTTATCCTTGCTCGCTTCCTACAAGACACTCC